TGATGCAAAGCATCGACAGCAAAAGCGGCCAGAAGGTTAGCTGTTACATGCTTAGACGTGGTTCCATCAACGAGCGGAATCTTTTCTGCACCGCCTAGCGAGTCGATTGGAAGCCCCGTAACAAAATCAGCAAAGCTTACATCAGGCATATTTTATCTCCATGCCCCAGAGGGCTCTATTACGGCACTAGCGCCTTCCCATGCCCAGTTACCACTTGAAGCAGACACAATGAGAATCATGTACTTTCCTCTGGCTCTCGGGTAACTTCTGTGATTTACTCCAGCGGTCCACGTTCCGCTACTGTGAATATTGGCCATAGCGCCGCCAACGCCACTGAGCGAATCAATCACTCCCTTGGCGTTGATGCTAACCTGCTCTGCAGTGTCTGCCACCATAACTCGCCAAGTCACATTTACGCTGCTAGAAGCGATATTCCCATGCAATTGTATCAATCTTCCGTAGCTATTTCCGTTACCAAGCAAAATGGGACCAAGAGCAATCGCCGACCCAGAGTAAGAAGTCTTAAACGGCCAAAAACCCTGACGTTCCGTATCAAACATCCAAGAAACAGAAGCCGAGGGTATGTGAATGCAAACCGACCTATGTTCGTGGTCGTATTCCAAAACAGTGTTCACATCAGAAACGTCTGTTAATTGCTCTGGGATCACATCCTCAGAAAGAGCTTGCAATCCTTCACCTGAGGCAGAAACCGTATACAATCCGTGCGAGGACAAAAAGTAGTATCGGTCGAGATGGTCTCTGCACCAAGCTTTTGCACCAACTATACCGACATCTCTTGATACATTTCGCAACATCCCGTCTGCTGTTGGGTCTCCCTGCACAACCCAAAGTGAATCGCTCGTAGCCGCCAGAAGATAAGCATCTTTGTGCGGAATCAAAGCAACAACGTTGGCTCCTATCTCTCCAGCCTCGGACAGCTGCATCACAAAAGGACGCATTGCATCGCTAACGTCTGAACTCAAAGACCAGTCGGCGTAATTTCCCTGCCGACTTGCGTAAATTAGACCGGCAGATGGGCGAACAAACCTGTCGCGGTAGATGCACTGCGCAGGGTGGCTCGCTGGCGCATTACTGCCAGGGTCAGCATAAGAGATACCAGCACTACTAAAAGCTGCTACACCAGTACTGATCACAATTGGATTTCCGCCGGAAAGGATTTGATTTCCGTTGCCATCCGTTGCGTAGCGACTTTGCGTAGCAGGGATTGCAGCAGGACCAGACTGCGACCACGAACCGCCTCGAAGACGACCTTGAAAATCTTCAAGGCGGCAATTGATTGACCACGGACAGAAATACCTATCGCGACTGCCTACACTTTGTCGAAAAGACAGGCGGCGATTAACTCCTGACGGAAAAAGTATCTCTTTAGTGGTTGCCATGTCATCAGTTAGCAGCAGCTTCGAGCCCAGCCACCGTGCCAGTACTACCTATGACCAGCGCCTTCCAAGAAGTCGAAGATTCGCAGATGCAAATGACCATTTGGTTGGCAGCAACAGCGGATTCCGCAGCCGACCCTTGACCAGGAGCACCATTGATAGAAACCGTGTTTGGAGAAGTGGTTCGCAACTCACCACCCGTTGCAGCGCCAGCAATGATGACGATCTTGCCTGGGTCTGGAGCAGGAAGAATCAAAATGTTATCGACCGCACCCCAAGTAGGGATAACGAGCTGAATCAAACGCTCCTCTGGAATTCGTGTGCCTGCTGCCGTAGCAGTTAGACGCACAACGCCTGGACCTCCAGACGAAAAAGCTCGCAGTGCGTCATTCAAAATGTTATGAGGCGAAGACATAAAAACTCTCCTTGTGAAAAATTAGTCTTTCAGAGTAAGGCCGACAACTCCAGCGGCATTACCTGTAATCTTGAGAAACCGAGCACCATTCAAATCGTTTGGAATAGGGTACGCATTTCCAACAGTACCAGCTGCAACTGTCTGAGTAATAGCTGAACCAGATGCGTTGTTCGCTGGCGAGTAGGGTCCGTCGTTGCTGCCGCTTACGTGCCAAGTCAACGTAGTATATGTCGCAGTAGAAGGTACAAGCACCGTGCCCTTCTCGAAATCTCCGTAGTTAATCGCAGTGCTATTAGCCACAGCGGTTGCGACAGTCACGGATGGAATCGAGACGCTGTATTTGGCTGTTGTCATAGTTCGCCCCCGTTTAATGTCAATCCGCCTATTCGCTGCTCGCGACTGCGGTAATTGTAATCTAAAACTCCAAATTTACCATTTTCACCCCTGGGCGAGTCTGGGCCGAGGCTAGTCGGGCTAGATCGCTCTTGGTCTTTTTGTATTGCTATTGCAATCAGCTCTTGAAATCGCTTTTCATGCACATGCTCTCGCTCTTCGTAATTGTGCTCAGCAGAAGCAAGGCACGCTTCGAGAATAACCTGACTTAGCATTTCACCCCCAATTGGGTATGGATTCGATTCGTCGATGTCAACTGGACGAAGAATCATTGGTACTCGCAAGGTGTAAGCCGCATCTGGGGCTGGATAAAACGCCAAGGATTTGCGACTCCCAACAGTTGGGTCAAACTTTTCTGTCCTGATAGTGTAGAAAACAGGCCTGTTAAACTCAGGGTGGTCGGCTTCAAGTTTCCTGATTATTGAGTTGTGCCTTTGCCGAACCGATGGATACCATTGGTCTGGGCCTGGATAAAACGCTAAATCGCTGTCGTTTGCTACCGTGTCAAAGGCCGCATCCATTGGAATTTCCGGTCGAGCGAGCTTGTACGACGAAGCGCTAGCAACGGCAACGGAAGTGTCGTCAAGAGTTATTTGAGAGTTACTTTGGCGACTTGCTACTGAATAATACTTGTTGTTTACCGTCAAAACGCCACTTGCAGCCCAAACCGGGAACGCCCCTCCAGCCAGCGTTACAACCCCAGCGGCGATCGTCACCGTCCCGGTAGCGTACGGAGCCGTTGTGACCACATCAGCTAGCGGCCTGAAAAAAGACCATTCGTAGACCGAGTAAACGCGATAAAGACCGTCGTGAATGCAATATTTTATCCTAGTCAACTGATCTGCAGAAAATGAATCACCAGACTCAGCACCGAACAGATAATGACCAACTCGCTCCACCAGACTTGAATAGCTAGTCGGCCCAGCTGCAGCGCTTGTGCGAGCCGCGAAGTCAATTTCAAAATGATAGGTGGCACCTTCGTAAACAAACTCAACATACCCAGTGTAGGCAACACCAACAAGATCAGTGAACTCGTACTGATATGTGCCAGTTGCAACCTGTGTCATTGCAGTGTTGTTCGCGACAACGACCGCATTTGTGTCGTTTCGTTTTACACCAAACGTATTTGTCGGGTCTGACAACGTCGCCGAGGTGACGTTTGTAGGGACGCCCTCAACTTTGAATGTTTTCCGTATTATTCTTGCCATAATTAGTCAATAGTTATGCTATTGTCCTCTACGGAAATGTTTTTTATCCCAATATTTTGAGCCGTAATCAAATCCGTCTTTGCCTTGATCTCTGGCACAGTAACATCAAGTCGCGTCAAGCCAAAAGCTACGGCATCAGTCGGGTTAGCTGCCGTAAAAACCACCGTCTTCTCTACGGGTACAGCATTGTTTGCCGTAAAAAGATAAGACCCATAGTTGCCGTTGGTGTCGGCTTGCGAAAGCGCGAACCGATATTGGCCGTTGCCTAGCTCGGTTGTCGTCCCCGTTGCTGCCGCTTGAGCACCGTTGTCTAGCGCACGGTACGCTGTCACAGTCGCACCCGTCAATGCCGATCCATTGGTGGCGTTGACGAGGCAAAAGTAGACGTATTGGCCGGAGACGTTTTTGCGATACATCAGTAGACTCCTGAGCCGATGAGGGACTGCCGACGGAGGCGAGCGGAGTTGAAGGTAGTGCCTTGCACGTAGCGTCGGGTGCGTTCGGGGCGGAGGCCGATGCCACGTTCACTTGCGAGGAGGCGGATTTCGGTTTGGGATAAGACACGGGTGTATGCACGCACATCATCGATCAAACCGCCGAAATTTTGATCTCCAACACCGTTTGCGCCGATAGCGGCCAATGTGAACGTGCCAACTTGTGAAATATTCGAATACAAGCGAGTAGGGAGGTTGCCAGATACAAATAAATCAACCTTGCCATCATTATCTCTCGTTATTGCAAAATGAGTCCAAGTGTTAGTTGCTGGACCGGGAATCGTTGCGGAAGAACTAGATATTATCCGAATGAAAAAAACATTACTGTCAAAACCGATTTTCGGTCCGCCGCTGCTGTTGCCAGAGTCTTCACCGAAAATAATTTTGGTCGCGGAATAGCTCGATGAATTAACCCACGCAGAAAACGTGAATTGACTTGCAAAAGCAATGTCGGGAATATCAATCCAGTCGTTTGTGCTGTCGATGTCGATCGCCTGCTTACCTCCGCTCACAACCCAATCGGTCGCCGGATCCATGTTCGTCAAGGTTCCATGATTGCCCTGACCCGATAGATCACGCAGCACGTTGCCACCCCACCCGCTGACGCTGGGGCACCATGCTCCGACCAATCCATCTCTTAGCTTACTCAATGCTCGCATCAGCTAACCGATTCGTAGTAGCCCTTGACCGTGACTTGGTTACCGCTTGCCGCGAAACATGCGTTGGTGCTCGTCGCACACGCAGCGGTGATGAAGATCGCAAACTTGGGTGGTAACATGCCGTTGAACACCGACGCAACGCTAGTCGGAGGCATGTTGTGGATGTCGGCGTTAGTCGTATCGGTCGTAGTTGACCACAACAGTTTCATGACCTCGTTTTTTTGCTCATCATCGACAATTGTTGCGGCACCCTGTATGCCAGCCGTGCCAGCACTAAACAGCGACCCAGGCCAATTGGAATCGTCGAGCATCGCGTAAGCCCAAACCTGGATTTGACCGGCTTGGCGGTTGGCACTCGCAGTCGTGAACTGAGCCGAGATCATTTTGTCTAAATGCTTATCGGTCGTGTTGTCAATCGTCCCCGATGTCCATCCCGCAAGAAGACCCGCAGAAGCTGCGAGGCTGTGCAAGTTGGTTACGGTAAGGTTCGATGACGCTGCGTATTCTTGATAAACGATTGCCATTTAATTTGCTCCGATTCTTAAGCGTTCGACTTGTGCTGCGGTGTAGGTTGGTTTCTTCAGCGACAGTGATTTGATCGCTGTGCTCTCGTCGCCCGTTAATAGACCACCAAGCGTAAGAGCGTCCAGCAATTGCAGCAGTGCAGGATCGCCAAAGTCAGCACCTTCGTTTGTCGGTTCAAGCCATTTCAAAAAGCGTGCGACCACGAGCGAATACTGTTGATTTCCTGCTGCGTAGCTTGCAAGCTTTTGCAGGATCGTTTCTGCGACCACAGGACCGAGTGCGGCGTACAAACCTCGTTCCGTAATGAGCCCAGTCGGTTGATGCGTAGCGGTAACGATCGCGTTACACCGTGCGGCGCACTCGTCGTCTTTTTTCTTGTCGAATAATTCGCTGGCAAGTTCGTCGGAGGTGATCAGTTGGTACAGACTCATGGCAACCTCTGTTTCATCTCGTGCATTTCTTTATGGATCGCGATGATCTGGTTTCTCAAATTGATCCGATCGTCCTCGCAATCTTTCAGTCTTGCGTAAACAATCACCAATTCGGATTCGAATTTCTTGGTCAATTCGCTGCGAGCGATCTCGAATCGACTAAAAAGAAACACCACTGCGGACACGAGCGATGCCATGACAGCCCCGCCTAGGATGACGAGAAGACTTTCTTGACTCATACAAACACCCTGTCCTTTGTCCAGTCAATATCTCGCGGCCCCGGCGTTACCATGTCCGATCGACCTATGAAGGTTCCGCCCCTCGCAATCATCTGATTGACCGCTCGCGGATCAACCCAAGCAAACCCGCCTTGACCCCAACGTGTACCCCAACT